ATGAATGGTGTTGGGTTGTTTAGATTATAATTTAACATTTAGTTCTCCTTTAATTATAAGTACTATTATACCACACTTTTCAGCAGATGTAAAGGAAAAAATGCATTTAAGTTAAAAATAATTTACAGCACTATAAAAAGGAATCTTTCTTTCTTTAATTTTAGTAGATCCACCTAAATCTGGTAGATCGACAATACACAAGACTGCTACAACCTTTGCGGCTAAGCTTTGCACTATATCAATAGTTGCAAGTATTGTACCACCTGTAGCACACAAGTCATCTATAATAATCACATGATCTTTGTTATCGATATTATCTCTTTGAATTTGTATAGTGGATTTGCCATATTCTAAATCATATGTTTTAGATATTACATCACCAGGCAGTTTACCTTCTTTTCTCGCTAACACTAGAGGTATAGACGAGTTGTGAGCAAAAGGACTTGCAAATAGAAAACCTCTTGCATCTATTCCTATAACTTTATCGGTATAACTTTCACTAGTGTATTTTAATAAATTTTCTGTAATGAAATTATTAGTTAATTGAAATCCTGCAGGTTCTGCGCATAAACCTGTAGTGTCATAGAATTTTATGCCTTTTTTAGGAAAGTCTTCATAACCTTTTATATAATCTTTTATTTCCATTAATAACTCTGTGCTAATCTCCAAGTCAAGTATTCTTTACTTTCAATAGGTTCATACTTATCTGGAGTGTTTGTTAAATTTTTTATTATAGTGCCTTCAGCCGGATCAACGAAGTGAGGCATACTGTATCTCTTCATATGTATATGTGAATTTACTACACGGTGTTTTGTACTTACAAAATAATCATTAGTCCATCTTTGTAATAAATCGCCGATGTTGACAACTACTCCATCATCTTCATACGGGACTGAGTGCCATTTGTTTTCAAGGTCTTGGACTTCGAGTCCCGGTACGTTATTAACTTGCCAAAGTAAAGTAATAGTTCCATAATCACTGTGCTCTCCAATTCTCATTTGTTTATCTTCAATTTTTCCTGTGTATGCAGGATAATGTATAAATCTCGTTGTACTATAATTTGTTATGTGTGCATCAACTAATGTTGTGCCGCTTTTGAATATGTCATCAAACTTTGATAATATATTAAGTGTTAACCTATCAGCAATGGTGGTGCTTTCAAGTGCTGTGGTTTTAAAATCTGTTATTTCAGTTGGCCAATTTGTAGTTCTTTTATCGTTGTAGTTAAAACTTTCTTTCATATCCTTTGGTGCGCTAGGATCTACATTTTCTTTCAACCACATGGTGTAACCTATATTGGTATCTACACCTTCGTAGCCATACTGCATCTTTTTTTCTAAAGGTAAATTAAAAAATTGTTTCATTTTGTTTGACCAAACTAACATTGAAGTTTTTTCGTACTCTGTTAAACAATTTGTAAAAACAGCGAAGCCTACAGTTGTGTAGGCTTCTTCGATTTTGTCAAGAACATTAGGTCCTTTAAAATCAATTACTGGTATCATTTATTTACCCGGTACTTTAGCGTCAATACCTTCAACATAATACATCATACTATTTAAATGTGCATCATCAGCAATCTCACCGTCTTTCAACTGTAATTTTCCTGTGTTATCTTTGATAGGTCCTGTGAAAGCAAAGTACTTACCATTAGTAATACCATCTTTAATCTTTTGTGCAAATACTTTTACAGTATCTGGCATATTAGTAAATGGTGCCATTTGTACAACATCATCTTTCATATGGCCAAAATAATCACCACTCTTCCAAGTACCGTCCATTACGTCTTGTACTTTTTGAATATAGTATGGAGACCAATTATCAATAGTAGCAGTTAACTGAGCCTTAGGAGCAAATTTGTATTGATTACTTGCTTGACCAAAACCAAGTACGCCTGCTTTTTCTGCAGTCTGTAATGGTGCAGGTGAATCAGTATGTTGTGCTACCATATCACAACCTTCTGCAATCATAACCTTTGCGGCTTGAGCTTCTTTACCTGGATCATACCATGTGTTAACCCATACGATATCGATATCAACATCTGGATTGACCGACTTAGCACCTAAGTAATATGTATTAATTTCACGGATAACTTCTGGAATTGGGAATGCACCAACATAACAGATCTTATTAGTCTTAGTCATCATACCTGCAATAACACCTTGTACGTGTCTTGCTTGATATAATCTTAATCCATAACTTGACATATTTTTAGATTGCTTATAACCTGTAGCGTGTTCAAATTTCACATTTGGAAATTCTTTTGCTACTTTAAGCATAGGTTCCATATAACCAAAAGATGTTGCAAATATAATATCCGCTCCGCCTTTTGCCATAGCTCTGATTGCTCTTTCAGCATCAGGTCCGTATTTCACGCTTTCGATAAAAGTTGTTTCAACTTTATCACCAAAATGTTTTTCAACATCTTGTCTTCCAATATCGTGTCTATAGGTCCAACCATGATCGCCTGTTGGGCCAACATAGATAAAACCTACTTTAAGCTTGTCAGCAAATGCTGGCATGCAAAGAAACAAAGACAGTGTTGCCACTGCCAGTGTGCGCAGTATCGATTTCATTTTTTCTCCTTATCTTACTCTTGAAACAGAGCCGTTTGGTTTTGCCAAGAATGCTTCGAATGAAACATCTGGGTAGTCTTTTTGTAATGATAAAAAAACCTTGAGGTTAGATCTTGCATCATCAAAAAGTCTTATTCTTTTATATATCTTTTGATTTAAGTATTTTTTAAATATTACTCTTTTATTGTCTGCAGCTGGTCCACTACCTAAGTTACCAGCACGTTCAACATAGATCTTATCTATGTCGATCCCTTGTTTTCTAAATGTATCTAGAAATATTTTCTTGTTATCAAAGTTAGGTCTTGCGGTTACGATGATAACCTTTGATCCTGCTTTTGTAGCATTCTTCAATATAACTTTAACTTTGTTAATCATTCTTGCGATTGGCGTGGACGTCCTGTTAAATACCTCGGCGTTTTTGAATTCGCCGAAGTCGTAATCTTCGCCAGGTTTTTTCTTATACGTATTAAATTCTTGATTATCCAGTTTTTTGATGACTTTACCATTTTTTACCACATGCACCTTTGCTCTAGTTATAAACATAGTCTCATCTATGTCAAAGATTGTTAATCCTTTTCCTTGTGCTTCTTCTAAATACGTTATAAAATTTTTCATTGTAGTTATATTATACCATAGTTTTTAATAAAAGTAAAGGACTTTTTTACTTTTTATATATCTTTTGTATTAAATCTTCAAATTGTTCTACTTTTTCTAGTCTATTAGGCCAGAGAATATATTCTTTCTCTGGATTCTTTTTAAGATTATTGAGTAGTGGAGTTATAGCGTTATAAAGTTTGTCAAGTCTATCTTGAGTATTTAGTGCATTAGCACCAAGACTTTCAGCTTTTTTAGTTACATCTTTAACTACATCTAACTCATCTTCAGTTACTGCAGTAAATCCAAAATCAAAATCTATATCGTCACTCATGCTAAAGCTCTCATCCTTTTTACGAGTCTACCTGCTCTATTAGGAACCTGTCTATACCATGCAGAATCTATCATTTCATCTGCAGCTTTATTCCAATCTTGTGCGTCAACACCAGCTTTCATACCTTTAAACTTTGAAAGTCTAGGTCTTCCCATATTAAACATCATGTTAGCAATGATCAGTTGGACTTCTTCTGGCAAGACATTAAATCCGTAATATAATTGCTCACAATCTGCGAGCACGATTTGGACGTCTGAATTGAAGGCTTCAATAACTCTATCTTCTGAGACAGCTGTTCCAATTTCCTGTCCGTACTCTGGATCAGAATCAATAACCAAATGCCCAATCCCAAAAGTGGCATAACCCAAGTGATCGTTGTAAATTTCATATTTAACTCCTTCATCCAATTCAAGTTCTTTTCTTAATACATCTATGTTCATTCTATATCTCCTTATAAAATACTATTTATAATAAAAAAGGCGGGAAGAACCCGCCTAATTTTTCATTTGATTTTTTACAATACTAGTATCTTTCGTATTCTTTAGCAGTTTTCTTATTTAATTGCATAACGATATGCTTTAAATCTTGGTCTCTGCCATAAAATCCAAGCTGTTGAAGTTGTCTTGCCACTTCAGCATTTGCAGCCATTTGTCTACCTACTATGATAGCTCTTAATGTCTTTTTAAATGCATCAGCAATGTATTCACATACCTGACACGTGATATTGTAAGTTGTAGTTAAAGTTGTCATTTAATTTTCCTCGTTAATTAATTGTAATTTTACGAGGTCGCTTCTCTTCTGGTAGGACTACCTTTAGTTGAACAGATAATATTCCATCCTGAATGTCTGCACCGTCTACTTCCGTATATTCGGACAGTCTAAATGATCTTGAAAACTTTCGAGCACTAATACCTTTATGAACGTACGCGTCTTGTTCTCTACGCTTAGGTCTATCACCAGTAATATTCATAACGTGGTCTTTTACTTCAATATCAATATGATCTTTTTTAAAGCCGGCTACGGCCATCTCAATTTCATATTTCATATTGTCGTGTTTGACTACATTATATGGTGGATAAGTATCTTTCGCATGGCTATGAATATTTTCTAGCTGGTCGAAAATGTGATCGAATCCCAAGAAAGCGTTTCTTGGGTAAATAAAGTTCTTAGTCATAATTGCCTCCTATTGACTAGCAAGGTTTAACGAGTCCCGGTTATCGGCGACTCTATAATATATATAATACTTTTTTTTTAAATGTACATAGCCTGTACAAACTTTTTTTTATTTTAAACCGTTCCCTATATTATACTTTGGAGATAATTCCCATTGGTCTTTATCTTTAAAAGATATAATCTTTATCTGTCTTAAAGGCGCAATAGGCTCTAGTTTGTCTCGTTTTTCAATCGTTAACAAACCCCAGTCGCTCATTAATGTTGCAATAGTATTTCTTCTTGCTACATCGTTTTCTTCTAAGTTTGATTTCTTGCCGTCTAGCAAAAATAATTCTTTGAAGTGCACAATAAAGTACCTTCCTTGTTTATGGAGTATGTGACATGATTGATAGAGCTTATTGTCTTTACGAGATGCAACACCAATTCTCGTTAATGTTTCTCGAATCTTTAAAAAATCATCTGGTTCGTTTAAAGTGACTTCCAGCATATTGCTTGGATTCCACTCAATAATACTATTATTTTCTTCCACCTGTCATTACCTTACGTTTCAATTCGTTAACCTGATCGGTGGTTAGGAGAGATAATACTTGGCGGGCTTTTTCATTACTATAGCCATAATATTTTTTTACTGCTTCCAAATCACTTACAGTTTCTGGCTTATGCCATTTAGAAAACCTTTTACGTTTTCTAACTATATTTATAAAAAAATCAAATTGTAAACGA